GAACTACATTATTGAAAGTATTGGTAAAGGTTTCAAATAGAGTATCTAAAGCAGGCTGTACATCTTCACCTAAAGTCATATTTGCTACAAAGTTTTCCCAAGCGGCTTTCAATGAGTTCATAGATCCTTGAATAGTTGTCTGTGCTTCAATGGATGAAGTGCCAGCAATACCCATATTCTCTTGAACTTGGTGGATAGCAGCTACCATCTGATCGAATGTGATTCCATCCAAACTTGAAATAGTACGGCCTAATACACCTGAATCGTTGATTAATCTAATCATTTCACTCTGTGTACCGCCATAACCAAGTTTTAAGTTATCCAACATAGTAAAGTTATTCTTAGCAAAGCCCTGATATGCGTTCTGTATGCTTTCAATAGATGTACCCATCTTATTAGCATTATCGCTCATATCTCTGATAGCCATATCTGCATACTTTACAGTAGCCTGAGTATCACCGCCTAAGCCTTGCATTAAGCGTGCAGAGAAGGATGTTACTTGTTGCATATAGTCGTTAGCTGATATCTGTAAATCCTTCGCTGCTGACTGGGCGTAAGCGTTAACCTGCTTGAAGGCTTCATCACCTAATATTGATGCAACACCGCCCATGCTCTGTTGAAGTTCACCGCCTAAATCTAAGCCTTGCTTGATGATATTGCCAATGGCTAAACCAATTCCACTCGCTACAATCGTGCTTTTAATCTTGGATGCGATAGATTTACCGGCGCTTTCACCGGCACTACCTGCTTCACCATTTAATACACTTGTTAAACTACCTTGTATTCCCTTTGCTACTGGTACTACTTGCAAATAAGCCTTACCAATATTAGTTCCATCAGGCATTACTATCACCCTTTCTTATCCTTGCTATCGCCTTTTCATACTCTTCAGGTGTATCAAAGCCATAGCATTTTTCTTTATACAAACTATCTAATAGCAATTTAGGCTTGTTGATGCCCTTTTGAGCATCCTTACTCTGTGCATAGACTAACATACTCAATCTATCCACCATTGCCATTAACAGTTCGGTATCATACGGCAATTTATCGCCGTTTATCTTCATCTTTATTCGAGAATTAGCCCTTAAACCAACTGATAAGGTTGCCACCAATCTAGCAGGTAGCAACCTATAGTTATATATCTGATACGTTTCAGCCAGATCACATATCAAAGCCGATTTATCAGTTTTTATAAAGTTGGCAAGGGCTATCAGTTTTTTGTTTCTTCACTGTAGTTAAGAATATCTATAACTTCCTTAGCGAAAGCTGTAGTTCTTACTTTGCCTTTCTCATCCAGTTTCTTAAGATGTTCATATAAAGCCTTTTTCTGTGCTTCATCAAACATGATATTTGCTATAGTGCTCATGGCAAACATATTACCATCATTAAGCGATACCATAGCATCAATGAACTCCATATCATCCAGGTTCTCAGGATCTACAGTAAATTCAAATCCACTTTGTGTTTTGCCCTTAATCATTTTCTTATGCCTTTAAAATGTACTCATAGTGAGTATTGCCGGTTGCATCAGGATAGCAAGTGATAGTTACTTCATATCCTACGGCTTCATCATCACGGTATGCAATTTCACCTAATTCAGTAATCTTTGCATCAGGAATAACGATACGTTTAACTGTGCCTTCACGCATTACCATTTCAAATACCCATGCGGCTTCTTCTGCTTCACTTGAGTTAGCCGTAACAGTAATACCAGCTGATAATGTTCCAGTTACATTGTCACTTCCATATACAGCCTTTAATACTTCTGTATTAAGAACTTCTAATAAAGTGAACTGGAAAGTATCTGTTTTTTCTGTCTGCACTGATAAAACAATATCGCCACCCCATGCCTTGATATCTTCGCTATCGGCACTGTTGTTGTTAACTAGGCCATCTTCACTAACATAACCTAACGGCTTGAAAGCAGCATTTAAAGCGGTAGTTGCATCAGTAGGTAAAGCGGTTGCTAATGGAGCTCTGAAGATAGCACCACCAATCTTAGGCTTGCCGGCTGTAACATTTGATACTGTTGCCATATTTTTTTCCTTTCCTAATAGTGTGTTAAATCAAATACCGCCTGATAGCGGTACTTTTTCATTGATTCATCTGTATAGTTGTATTCACTATTCAATTCACACCTGGATACTTCATTAAGTTGGATACTATTATACATAGCATCTTTAACTTGTGAACTTAACTCGGCGGCGTGTAACAGCGAATCGCCATACGATTGAATAGCCAGTGTTGAACTATCAATGTAGTTAGTTCTACTAGCTGATGTTTTTTCAATTACTACAAAGGCGCTAGGCATTGTTTTTGGAACTTCCATTAATACTGGAACATCCAAATGATCTGATAGATAGTTTAAAATCACATTCTCAATCATTTACCTCACCGCCTTCAATAAGTTATTATCAGTTTTCCCTGAGTTATCCCAAACTCTAGCACCTGCTCTTTTCTGTCCTATGTAAGAAGTAGCCTTATATCCTTTCCCTGCCCTTGCGGCTATCTGCCTGGCTTCCTGATAGCAAGCTTCCTTCATATCCTTTGATTTGAGAACTCTGCCAAAGGCATTGTAATCAAGCCAAACTTTAAAAGATGCTTTACTCATATCTTTCAACCATCCATTTAGTATTCCATCTTAAAGGGATATTGGCTTCAATACCTTCAATAGGTAAACCAAACACACGCCACTCAGCATTAAAGAATCTTACTTTCTGATCTTGCCATTGGTGTGTATCCCCTTTTGGAATTGCTATGGTATAAATGGCCTTCTTGCCGTAAAGGTTAACAGAATTGATGATATCGTCATTGCTGCTTGGAGCAACCAATACATCATCAACGGGTGTTTCTATCTGTTCATATATAGGAGCGTTAAAAGCATCTGTGCCAGTTTCAACCAGGTTAATCAAAGTAACAGTCATGCCGTGTATCATAAAGTTCAATCACTCCATAACGTTGCTTCAATAAACCAAGTGCTCTTAACTCAGAGTTTTTGATGAATATGCCACCGCCTGGAACTAGATAAGTACCTGATACGCTATACCCTAAAGCACTCTGTGAGTACTGGGTCATTGGTGTATCATTCAGCGGTGTGGCTAGTGCTCTTACTACTACATCAACTGTTACCGATTTAACAACTGAAGTGAGCACCTTACCTGCTTCCATCATAAGGTCTAAATCTCTGCCGGCATTCAGTGCATACTGTCTTAAACGGTCACTTACTACTGAACATAATTCAGTAATCCTTGCTTGTTCATCTGCCGTATAGGTCTGGCCGGTGTAAGATGTAACATCACTTACAGTGGCATAAGGTGTTAATGTAGTTTCATCCATACTATTTTTTCTCTTTCTTTTTAGGGGCTTTTTTAGGGCTCTTAGGGGCTTCTTTTTCCTCTTCTAAGAGAATATAATCAGCCCCTTCACAATGCCCTTCAGTTTCAAAAATAAAGCCCGTCTTAATGTTTTTGTATCTCATTATTCAGATACAACTTTAGCGAAAGCAGTAGGATCTAAGATAGCCCATCCGATGTATGCTTCTGCTCTCAGATATACCTGGTTGTGACCCTTTAAGTCGCCAGCTGTGGCATCATTATCAGGGTTACCATACTGGATTACTTCAAATGTGATATCCTTGCCATAACCTAACTTGAAGAAGTCACGGAAGTTACCTACATATGCTAAAGCTTTGGTGTTAGTACCAAATGATACTGTAGAGTTAACATCAAATGCTAATCCGTTAACTGACTGTGGCTGATTTCCCCATGCCAGTTCAGGATATAACTTGACGCCATTTGCCTTTAAAGCGGCTAAAGCTGCTCTTTCAGCTGGTGCTACGGCGATACCAGTTACTTCATGTTCAGCGCCTTCAACTAAAGCTACAGCTGCATCAATATCAGCATCAGCATCAGCGGTAGCTGTTCTTGAGTTAGATACCTGAGCATCTAAGTGGTTAGTTCCTACTGTCTGTGTAGCTGGGTTACCAGTTCTAGGATTTAAACCGTGCATAGCAGCGATATCTACACCACGTGCGATTTTGCGTGCAAATCCTTCATTGAACTGTCTTAAATAGTTCATACGGATTTCTTCTGAACCATAAACAAATTCATCAGATACTCTTAAACCATATTCAAACTTCAGTGGTACTACTGTCTTAGCTGTTACAGTTCCACCGCCATTTGATTTTGGATCATTCTCAGCAACGATATCTACTTCCTTATCTAAAGCAAATACATATTCAGTCTGTCCGTTGAATGGGATTAAGTCCTGACCTGCTAAACGTGCTAATGTTGATTTACCACGTACTAAATTGATTAATTCTCTTGAGGCTTCTGCTGGATAGAGTGAACCTCTTGCAATTGTTCCTGCCATTTTAATATTCCTTTCTTACTTGTTTTCAAATGACCTTGCCAGTTCCCTATAGGCATCTTCCAAAGCATTACCGGTTGATGGCTCTGTGGATCTCAAAGGGATATTTGGCTTTGTGCTATTGATGATACCTTTAATGCTTTCTGCATCCTTACGGATATCTTCTTCGGTATCACCAGCTAAACGATTCGCAAATTCAAAAGGTAAACCTAATTCGTGTGCTACTTTGAGTTTGAGGTTATTGATTTCATAACCGTGAATAGTGCTATCTTTAGCTTTAAGTTCTTCATCATGAGTAGCAGCCTTTTTGGTCATCTCTTCAATCTGCGTATTGAATGTAGCGATTTGAGAATCGTAAGAAGCAATCTTGTCAGTTAATTCCTTAATCTGCTTATCATACTTTTCTTTTTCCTTATTCAATCTATCGCTCACGATTGAATTAAGTTCGGTTTGTGTAAATGTTTTTTCTTCCATACATTCCTTTCACCTGGTACAACCCGCCAGTACGGTACATATCTACAAAAAAATAGGCTTATATATTGCCTACTTTTTAATAGAATACCTTTTGTTTCTTTTTTACCTTTAATTCAGATATACCCCAATAAGCGAAAATCACACTTTCCATCAAAGCGATATCCAATCCTACTTTTATGGATTTATAACCAAATCCACCATTGCTGCCTATTGCTCTTTTTTCACAGTTTGAAACAATAGCGGTTAATGATGGTTGCTCATTGTGGCATAAGGTCTTTTCATGGATGGCACTTTCAAATTTAGCGTGTGCAATAACTACTTCCTGAGTAGTAGGAAGTATTGGCTTTGCTAGTTTCAACTTTTCCAGTGCTTCCTGGAGTACCGCTCTACCAATTACCCCATCAATTACCACCACTTCAGGGTTAACTTGTTTTATGAAGTTAATTATCCAGTCATTACCTTCCCTTATAGGCTTACAACCTATGCTTTCAACAAATACCCTTCCATCAATGGTTTTGATAGCAATGCTTAAAGCAGCATTAGTACCATCACGGCCATACTTGATGCCTACGCTTATCTGTTTCTCTAAATCACTCTTTTTAGGTTTGAATAACAGTTCTTCCCATTCTGCTTTACTGATAGCGGATTTGATATTGTATCTAATCCAATACCCTAAACGTTGAATGTTGAAGTCCAGATCATCACCACTTATCTCAGCTAAAATCTTTCTTTCTGTTAAGATAGTTCCTAAACTTGGATTGGTTTGATACCAATACTCTCTATCGTGTGGATCTACCATATTCTCTACTGACCACTCAGCCCATCCACATTCAGGAAGCAGGCCTTTAAAGATATCTTCACGGTATTTAGAGAATACAGTACCACTTGATTGAGTAGTAGGTGGAGTTCCAATCATTACTGTTAACGGATTTGGAGCATCTGATACAACGTACTTGATGGCGCTTTCTTGGTCTGTGGTGTATTCCTGAGCTTCGTCTATGATTAATATGTCATAGCCTTCACCTAATCCACCTTTAGCGGTTCTTGTTCGAAATGCTACCCTTCCTTTTGTGGCCTTAAGGTCAATACGCTCCATTCCAATCTGCTTGGATATAATCAGATCCTTTTCACTGAATCCAACTTCTAATAGCATATCTTGTAATCTTTCCCATATCGCTCTTGAGGTTTGAGTTCTATGAGCGGTATACATTACCTTAACGCCTTCTTTTAAAGCCCATCTAAGAATAGCAATCATCAGTTCGCTCTTACCGTTTCTTCTTGGTATAGATATACCGAACTTCTGATGTACAAATAAGCCATCATCCCTGATAGATAAAATATCCATCAGTAGCCTTTCCTGCCACTCCAGGAGCGTGTTTCTACTCTTGTTGTATAAGTCTATTGCTTCGCTTCCTTTGGTGTCTGAATAAGGTAAAACTACGGATTGTGTAGGTGTTTGAGAGCCTTTTCTTACCTCTTCCACCTGGCACTCCTTTCAATATAAAAAGCAACCACTAGGATTGCTGATTATTAAGTGATTGTATTCTTGCTAAACGCTCTTGAGGTGTGGTCTGTGTAAACCCTTCGCTCAATATTCTTTTACGTTCAGCGATACCTACTTCTCTTTCTGTTTTAGTCCAAACATCCTGAGCCTTTTTATCGTTAATATACTCTACCGTGCAACGGCAATTCTCATGACGTCTAAAGATGTTATCGTAAACGAAAGTATCCATATCGCCATAATCATAAGTACCTGCCAAAGCCTTACACCAATCACATGGTACAG